GGACTGGTTCTTCGTGGTAGTTACGGGGAATACCTTCTTGCTCACGGAAAACCCGTGACCATTCATCGGTACGTTGGTCATAGACTCCATCAAAGCACTCATTGAGAATAGGTTCAACGATGCTTCTAAAGTCCGTACTGCGCATTGGTGCGGCCATTATTTATTCCCCTTAGAATGCGTTAATGGTTGCAACATACTGGCTACGGCTCACTTGAACCTGAACCACGGTGTATGCGTCACCCCATGCGTTATCAACACCGGGGGTCAAATTGATGATACGCATATCACCAACAGCACCCGAACCCACCAAACTTGAAGATATGGTGCATTGCGACAAACCAGTGGTTGTAGAACCAGCGGAAATGTTGCTAAAGTTTGCTTGGTCACCAATTGATGTTGATGCCAAACTACCATCTGCCTGAATATCATAAACAATATTGGGGTCAGAGTAGTAATAAGTCACTTCAGAACCAGTTTGGTATGCAGTATTTGCAATCCATTGGTTGCTGACAAGACGACGACCTGTAAGGTCGGTGTACTCGTGACCAGCAAAAGCACCTTGATAGGCACTACCAGCAGTAGCGGCAATGATGTTACCGCTAGTGTTGAGGGCTACAGGCTGACCTTTTAAAATGCCAGTGCTATAAGCAGAGGCAATACCGTTGGGTAATGCGACAGCGCGATCCAAACCAGTAGGATGGAACGAGGGGCGCAAACCGAACGGAGCGTTTGTTGAAGACATAGTCTTACTCCTTGTTTAGTTAAACAACCTACCCAGCAAAATGCGGAGCAGGAATTGGTTTATCAATATCGCCCAAACCTTCGCCTTCTACCTGACCGAGGCTTCTGCCTCGACTATCTCGTCCAACACTTTGCTCTGCTTGAAGACGAATCTTATTCGCTTCCTCAAGCGGTGCATCATGGTGAAAATGAGACATAACTTCTTGGTACATATCCATAGGGATTTTGTACAAAATCATCTCATTACACGCGATGTAACCCTCATGCTCTCCAGCCTTGACTCGATTGTTTCGCATCTCTGGTAACTCATCCGCTTTCACGGGAACGTACCCAAGTCGAATCCTCTTATCAATGCTGTCGTATGCATTGGTTGTAGATAACCAGCAAACGTGCCATCCCTTCATATCAGGAACAGCGGGCAGCGCACTTTGTGTCCACTCATCTTTCCACATCTTGCGACGCTCATCAGATGAAGCAAACGTATCCTCAGGTGCCTCTCGAACTTTATCAAGACTCGCGCGATTTTCGCGTCCACCAGCAGACAAATTTTTCTTTAAACGTGATTCCATTTTCAACTCCTATATACAGATTGTTTTGCTTCAATTGCGTAACGTCGAATCATCTTCGCACGCTTATCAGGGTCATCCCACATTCCTGCATCTTTCATGGCTCGAACCTGATCAGGGTTCAGAGTAAAGGTATTTTTACCTCCACTACTTGATGCACTTTCGCGGCCTGAACTTGTCACAACATTCTTTGGTCGTCGTTGAGTCGGTTTCTCGTCTACACCCTCAGTATAGCGGTGAGGGATATATGTATGCAAGCGATTATTTAACTCATCCCAATATTCTGGTGTATTGGGATTCCAACCCTCCTCAGCCATGGCTTGGTCAATCTTCAAAGCCACTTTTGAGTCCATATCCCTACCATTAGGGTCATACCATGGATTTGATTCCATCCAGTCATTTGCAAATTTTTGCAATCGAGGGTCAGGAGCCGCAATAGTTCGCTGTTTTGGCTGTGCCGTAGCCTTCTTTTTGATGGCCTCTAGTGCCTCAAACTGGCGACGAGCCTCAAACCACATCTCCTGTGCAGAAGTCAGCAAATCACCATTGCCAGTTTCTGTTGCCTTTTTAATTTGCTCTTTTGCAAACAAAATTCGGCTTCCTTGGTCGTCAATTGCCTTGTTTAGGCGTGCAATGTCCGATCCGTGGCTCTTTTTCTCTAAAACCGACAGTCTTTCAAGCAACTCTTGGTTTTGACGACTCAAAAAGTCCAATTTATGGTCTTTTTCAGTTGAAACCTGCTTGTGGTACTCCTTACGCTTGAGTCTTTTGAGGCGTTTCTGCTCTCTTAGAGCCTCAGCATCTGGGTCAACATCACCACCTGAAGCCATTTCTGCTTGTCGGGCGGCATTATCAGCCTCATCAGAGTCATCTTCATGCTGCGCATCAGGCGAGGGAATGCTTTCAGGCAGATCAATGGTTGCAGAACCATCTTTCTCCTCCTGAATGACAATTACCTCTTGTTCTGGTGCAGCTAGTTGTTCTGTACTCATACAAATGCCTTCACTTCAAGGGGGTTACCAGTAATTCTAGCGATCACTTCATGGTCATTTAGAACCATAAATTCGACGTTTTCATCATCCCCATGGGGGACAAGCCATCGATCACCAGTCCATTTGGGTACACGAAGGTAATCACCCTCTTTGCACCAAATACCTTCAACCCAAGGTTCCATAGTGTCACGTTTTTTGAACGCTAAAGGTCCCATTGCGATCACTTTTCCAACAGGATTTTGCGCCCGTTCAGTGTCGCGAGTCTCTTCAGGTAGGATAATCCCCGATTCGGTCATTCGTTTCTTGGCTTTTCGCAGTTGTACTAATACTCTTGCGCCAAGGGGAATCGCACCGGGGTCTACAGCAGGAAAAGCATCCCGCAAATCAGCGGCATTACCCGCTACCGTGCTATCTGTCATCGTCTTCTTCTTTCAAAAGGTTGTTAAGAATATCAAGGGCTGACTCAAGTCCCGCGTGTTCTCCGACTAAACGTTGATAGGCAGAAAAATCAGCAGCATTACCCGCCGACAAACTTCTACCTATCTCAGCCTGACGCACTTTTACTGCATCAATAAAGTCGGATACGTACCTCATGCGTTACTTTTATCCACACCCTTGTTTTGGGAAAAATTCCCATGGTCACTATTAGCCTCTGGCATGGTTGCCCTTGACTCTTCTTTTAGTGATTCGCCTGTGACCCATGCGCCAGCGGCAATACGGGCCTTTTGTCTTACCTGCTCAGATTGCAGTTCTTTAACTTCTTTATCCATTTCAATCTCCTAAGTTGCGTTGTGTAACATTTTGCAGTTTTAAAGCGGTTTGCTCCTGCTCTTGCCGCAACTTGACCTCATCCACGGTCAACTCTGCGGTCTTAATTCTTTCTGTCGTCAAGTTGTTTTCAGCATTCATGGCAATCTTGACTTGACGGTCTTTTTCCTTTTGCTGAAGATCGGCTTGGAACTTCTGAGTATCAAAAGAAAGTCGGGCCTGGTCTTCCGCGGCTCTACGCTGAGTCTCAGCCATAGAAGCCTGCAATACGGCCTGTGCCTCACCATCCATGGGAGGTGCTGGCGGCTTGAACTGTTGCATGAGTTCACCCAACTGCTGAAGTGCAGGCATAACACCCTTGAACACCTCTGCACTGTCCATCTTCATGTGGTCAGATGCCAAAGCAATAGCCTGATCAATCTCTTTGGCAACCTTGCTATCCTCATACTTGCCCAACTGCAAGTTTGTCCCAGCAGTAATGTAAGTATTCATTTGGTTGGTGTACCAAAGCATCATGTGCTGCTTGATATGCTCTAAAACCAAAGGAATGTACTTTGGAGCAATCAATCGATTAGAGCCAAGGGTTGGGTCTAAGGCAAAGGTTAAGTGGGCTTGGATATGAGCCAATTGATCCTGACGAGGGTATGCAAAGGCTGGGCGACCCAAAGCCATTGCACTATTCTCTTCAGCTGCATTGATCTCAGCAGGCTTGCTTGCATTGGGAATCAACTCATTGACATTAGGAATCTTCAACTGCTTGAGCATCCTATTGACCACGGCTCTCTGATCAAAGATGGCAGGGAATTGTGTAGATAACTGCAAAACAGACTGCATCTGAGCAACGCGCTGAGTTTCGGAAAAAATGTGTGGATCGGAAACAGGCACCACATCGCTATTTCTTTTAAAGTCTTCTCTCTTAATGGGCAACTCAGCAACAATGTCACCCTTGCGCTGTTCATCCAAATACCAACGATTAAGGCGACCAAGGATGTTAAGCACTCGGCGCTGACTCTCATGCAATCTTGAGTGAATAGAGGAGAAAACAACCGCACCTTGCTCAATCAGGGCCTGGGTTGTACCTACAGGCATAGTGGACTTGGCATCAGCAATTTTCTCTTCAGCCGTAGTCACAACACCTTTGGCGGCATTGGTCAACCAACCAAGCAACTCAAATAGCACAGGGCTAGGTGGGTTAAATGGCATAGGCATTGCAACGGTGCGGATGTCATTGATGCCAGGCCCCGCCTCAATCTCCGTTACCTGAGTTACCTCAATGCTTTGAGATTGACCTGAAATCTTTGCACCTTTTAACTTCAGCATCGTTGCTGAGTTATTGATGTGTGCAGTATCCATCAAGGCTCTTAAAGCACCCGTCAAGGCGGCAGAAAGACCTCCGATAAGGTGAGGTAGCCCAATAGCGTATGCACCCCTCCAAGGGATAAACTTAAACTCAACCAACCAATCTAACTTGGTTTGAGTATCGTCTCCCTCTTCCCAATTGCGATAGAGACCAAGCACCTTGCTCTCAAGTTCATCAATCATCAAGATGTAGGGGGCAGACTCTCCATCAGTTTGGCTATCATCATCAATGGTAAGCCAAGTATAAATATGGTAGACGCGGCGCAGGCCATCCTCATTATCACTATAGGACTTGCCTTCAATCTTCTCATTGGCTTTCTCAGCCTTAGTCTGCTCTGGTTCAGAGGTAGCGCGAATTAAGTTGATGTCTCGGTATAAACCCCGATTCATCCTTTGATCCATCTCCCAGCCTGTAATGTCTTGCTGCTCAGTCACTCGTTGTGCGGTGTAGAAGTTAGCAGCAGAAAATGGCAAAAGGATGTTGTCGATAGCAACAAACTCAGCACAAGGACGGCGCTTCTTGTCGTCATACCAAATCTTCATAAACTGTGAGCCGCCCAAAGGCAACTGAGTCAGCAACTGCTCCTGCTCATCACGAAACTCTTCAATCTGCTCAGTCAACTGCCAGTTCATGTAGTCACGCTTGCGCTCTGCTACTTCTACCTTTTCATCAGTTACATCACCCAAAATCTTGGTGCGAGTGGGACCATCAGGTGGAAACATCTCTTTGATGGCACGAGAGGCAAAGTCAACGCAGGCTTCAGCCATGATGGGGTGAACTACCTTAGAAGCACCATTAAACTGAGCGCCACCGGGAGCATCATCACCCAAGCCAGTGCGCTTCAATCCCTCTTCATACTGCTTGTCTCGCTTCTCACGAGCCTCACGATCCTTTTCAATCAAGTCAAGGTATCGCATTGCAATCTTCTCTAAGTCAATGATGTTGATTGTCTCAGCAAGGTTGCTATAGAAGTCATCATCCTCTTCAGGACCCTTAAAGTCTTCAAGAGTTACAACAGCAGAGCCATCCTCTAACTCTTCAACATCATCCATCTCCTCTGGCATATCTACTTCTAGACCGCCATCATCTTTCATGCGCGAGCCTGCAATGAAGCGATCAGCGTCTTGGTCTATTGGCATTTCAGGCATATTGTTTCCTTGTGTGTATTAAGCCACCACGTTTTTCTTTACCGACAATGTTCAGCAAGTCTTCATTGCCCGGGAATATAACGATGTTGCGAGTACCCTCTTCCGCTTCACGGATACCCCTTGATTGTGCATCCTTGTACTTGATGCCGGGAATGCCTTTGCTTCTCAGAAACTCTGCAAACTGAGGTGGAGTCATACTCTGATGGGCATGGTGAAAAATCTGCGACATGGGTAGTTCTTCAGAGTTGTAAAACTTTTGCAAGCCTCCAACATTGATTGCTTTCTTGACAGCCTCTGGCTGCTGAGTCCAAGGCAAGTCATAGTCAAGCATACTAGCCAACTTCTCTTCAGGCAGCTCTACTTGGTACAAAGCGCCAGCCTTGAACATCTCTGGCTCTTCGCTTACCAAGGCTTTCTTAAAGTCATCAGAGCCATGTTGCTTCATCACCCTTACAAAGTCGTTGTAATTGCCTGTCCCATCAAGAAATCCTTTGATCTCTCTTTGGACTGCTGGCGCTTCATTAGGCATAAACTTTTCTAATGTCGCATACTTAATGTTCTCAGAGCCTTGGCTTGGATCAACCGATAGCATATGGCGGTAACCCTCTGCATTGCCTTTAGCCTCTGCTAAGTAATGACCATGTCCATAAGCCTGAGTCCCCTCACCAGTTCCAATCTTGGTTGCATCAAATGCCCCCAATGGATTGTTTTTGGCAGGTGGAAAGTGATGTGGTGAGCCATGCCATACAGTTTTTGTAGCGGGCTTTTTTTGAGATGCTTCCCAATTCTTGAGAGTGATCTGCTGGTCATAAGGCACTTCCCTCATAGCCTTTCTGTACTCAGCCTCAAGAGCCTCTTTCATAGCGGCTTCTTTTTTCATCTGAGGTATCTTGGACAGAGCCTCTTCTTTGGCAGTCATCTTAAGCAAGTTCTTAATTAAACCACCCGGAGCCATTCCAATTGCCCCACCATTCCTCTCGGCAAGTGGAGGGTAGATCGTGCCACTATAAGCACCCGGCTCAGTAGTGCCTTGCATAGCACCACGAATCATGTTGGCTTGCCTCTCCAAGTCACCGGGAAACTCTAACTCAGCCAATTCCTTGGCTGTCATAAAGTCTGTGCGGCCATAAGTAGTTTTAGATTGAGGGTCAGGTTTGATGCGATGGCTACCAAACTCATTGATCAACTCTTCATTGACTTGCTTGCGGTGAGCATCAATATCTGCTTGAGATACATATTTGGCATTGGGATTGGTATTGGCAAAATACTTGGCATCCTCATAACTAGGAAATGCTTCATCAATTGTTTTTAGACCAGAGTTTTTTAAGTCGCCAATTCCTGTCCATTGCCCTGACTTTACAAAATCTTGGACATAAGGAAGATACTCTTCTTTGGGCGCTCGATTCTGTTTGCCTTTGATTTGAATAATGCTAGGGTTACGGAATGTATCAGCATCAAAGGCAACATCATTGTCTTCAGCCCAATCAATAAAGTTCTTTGGAGTGTTTTTGGGATCAGTAGCACGTGCTTTTTTGAAACGCTCTTCCGCTGCTTCCATTGATTGCTCACCATGACCGGGTTCAACTTCAATGGTCACATGAGGTTCACCTTTAGCATCTCTTAGGGTGTAAATCTTAGTATTACCACCAGACACTTCATCACAATATGATCCAACGCAATGGCCCATAGCCTTGCCCTCATAGTCAAGGGCATCTTTAAGTTTTTTGTAACCCTCACTATTATTGGTGTTGCTTAAATTGCGAACAATATCTGCCTCTGATTCGCCAAATCCAATGACTTTTCCAGTAGCATCTTTGAGCAAGTAAGCATCATCAGAGTCAAGGCTAACTCCTTTGTTTCTTACAATTGAGTGTCCTTCTGGCAATACTTTGTCAGGTGGCAACGACAACTCAAGCCACTTGTACCCTTCAGGATACTCCTTGTGTACAGGGAAACCCTCTTGTCTTTGTAGGGCAGTCTCACGCATCTGCTTGGCCATGTCTTGGTCATACTCAGATGTGCGGCGTACTGCCTGCTCCATGCTGACCTTGTTCAACTGCTCAGGGCGGATACGACCAGATACCAAATCTTGACGCAACACATCCATGATGTGATCAAAGCCCAAGGCTTGTGTATCAAACTCCCTGTTTAGATGAGATATTATTGTGTCTTTGGGAGCATTCTCCATCCATGGCTCATGGTACTCTTTTGGCAAGTCTTTAAGTTCAACTGGCTTGATTACAACATCAGTAGCATCCTCCCATGCTTTAGCAGCATCCGATTGACCTACTTGCTCACCTTTAAAAATACTACGTTGTGATGGTGCCATCCATCGATTCCTACCAACTTCATTTGTTGGAATATGGACAATGCCCTCTTCTGCCAACTTGCGAACTGGGTCTTCTATAGTTCCCATTTGCTTTTTGACATAGTTCTTTAAGTTGCTATCAACCCACTTGTTGAGAGCCTCCATTTTTTCCAAGTCAGCCATTTGATTGACAATGTTTTGCCTTGATCCCTCTTGCATACCCTTAAGCACTTGAGGCGTGTAACGCTCTTTCATTTGGCGAAGAATTTCAGATACATCATTTCCTGATGGGGTAGTGCGCTTCAATGATTTTAAATCTTGCTCAACTGAACCCTTTATCCAGTTACCATCCTCTGGCTTCATTATGTGCTTGACCATAGGGTTAGTTATGGAAGCAGGCACCCCAGGAACCAAAGGCTGACCCATGGCAATCTTTTCACCAGCAGTCTCAGCCAATGCCTTGGCAAACTGCTTTGCCCCCTTGCCCGCTACCCTTGCACCCTCAAGTGCTGTCCCCACTGGCGGGGTAAATGAACCTATGACACCAGCGGCTTTGCCCACAGGTGACTCATCTTTAAATGGAAGCGTCTCAAGGAAATGCTCAGAGCCATAAGGGATTTCACTGAATGGCTTGTCAGAGCGCCCAGCATTTCGTATTGCACCTATCATGTTGATGGTGTCAGCAGGCAGCCCAAGCAAGCCAGCAACCATGCCTCGAGCCTGAGCCACAGGAATGTTCTTAGCCGCCTCTGGGTCTTGCTTAGACCTATTGCGGTTCAGATGAGGGAAAACCCCAAATGCCGCACCGCCCTTGTCAAACCCAATCGGTTTAGCTTCGGTTGCGCTAGATTTCATTGCCGCCTTAAAAGCCTGACCACCTGCCGCCATGCGCACCTCTTTGCGGCGAGACTCAATCAAGGCGTGCAACTTGGCATCAGGGTGATCCCCCTCAATCTTGCTCTCAACCTTGCCGCCACTCTTCATGGCGTGCTTGAACCTATGCCCATCAATAAGGGCGTGCAATTTCTTGTCGGACTCAGTCATGTCAACTTCCCCGCCTTCCTTGTACTCGCCCGTTTTGATCTTGCGCTCATTGGCAAACCTCTGTTGCATCAGTTTATCCAACCATTCCTGATCAGCATACTGGATCGGATGGGCGCGAGAGAACGAGTAGTAGTCACCAGACTCAGGGGCTTTATCACCCATCAGCCTACGAGCCTCATGGTGGGTCTGCCAAATATCCTTGTAGTCTGCGGGCTGATCTAACTTGCCAGCAACCTTGCCAGCCCATGCAGTCGGATAGTCGGAAGGGATGATCGGGTCTTCAATGATCCGACCAGATGTGTCCATCCTCGCCATCCTAAAGCCCGCCTGATTCGTTGGCACATCAAGCAACTCAGGCTCGATGATTGACTTGCGGGTGCCTGGGACTTCAGGAAAGCCCATAGACTGAAACTCTTCCTTGCCCATAGTGTCAAACAACTTGGTTCGCAAGATGCCATTGCTCTTGTCCAAGATCATCTCTTGAGCCAATGGACTACGGATACCGGGCCACTCAGGGATCGGCTTGAATGCCTTTGTGCCTTCCCTCATAGCCTGATCAAAAGCCTTCTCAGACTTCTTCGTGATCTTGCTGAAAGGTATCTGCTGAAGCAAAGCATTTGCCCCCATCACATTGAAGTCGGTATTAGTCCCAGACCCAGCCACATACATCCCATAGACAGGGCGACCGCCCTCACCAGCACGACCAGCCTGTTTGCTCAAGGCAGAGATGCGCCCGGCTCCTGACTCCCAAGCCGCTGACTCATCAGGGGTCACAGGGTTGTAGTTGGCATCCATGTAGCGAGCACCACCAGTCAACCTCACGGGTTCCTCCAACTCATTCTCACCCACATGGGTCAGATACCTACCCGCCGCGGCTCTATCCCCAACCAAGGGAATGATGGCCGCCTCTTCCTTGACCATCTGCTCAGGCGTAATGATCCCAATCTCTGGCGGGTTGAACTTGGGGTCAGGCACCGTCGTCGCGTGCATCCCAGACACGGGTCTAGATAACTTGATGCCCCCGCCCACAGGATGGTACAGACCCAAAGCCTCATTCGCCTTCTTGTTCCGGGGAGGCAAGTTCGCCATCTGCTCGGCAACCTTGGCATTTTGTGCAGCACGAATGGCCGCCTCCTGCGCATGGGCAGTCCGACCCGCAGACTTGATGATGCCCAAACCGCCCTCAATGATCTTATTGATTCCCATGGTATTTATGCCGCGTAAGGGTTGATACGTTGCGGTCTGATCTCCGCATAGTCTTCGTCATCATAATGCGGCTCAGGGTTAATGTCGAGCCAGCCACCATCCTTCAGATAGCGAATCGCCTGAGTTGCACTGTCCACATAGTCATCATGGGTTGAGTCGGGGAATGAACACAATTGGGATAGGAAGCCCTCTACCCAATCCTTGACGTAACCCTTTCGGATACTTGACTCAGGCAACCAGACCCGACCAGTCGCAAAGATGGACGCCGTGATCTGAAGCCTCTGCATCTTGTCAGCCCTACCCGGGTTCCAGCCAGTCACAGGCAAGTGAGCCTGCCTCAGTTCCTGAATCAAAGAGATGCCAGCCGCCTTGTCCTCAACTAGGATCAGATCAGGGCGCTTGGCATCCTTGCCCTCCCCATAGGAGACTCGCCACTCATCAAGGACTTTGGACTTGAGTTGGGGGAAAGCCAGATGCTCTGCCCAGCAGTCAATCAGCAAGACCGACATGGGTCCGTCCATGGGCTTGAAGATGCCCCATGTGGTCATGGCGGTCGGATCATTGTGTTCCTTCTCACTGAAGGCACAGTCATAGGACTGGATGATGTACTCAAACTTGGGGAATGCCTTGTCATGTGGCCACAACTTGAACATATCTCGGCTGACCACCTTGCCATCCTCAAGGTCAACGATCTCGCCCAACACCTCCTGCTGGTACAGTTTGCTGCCCTTGTACTGCTCTAGCTGCTTAGAGAATGAGGGGGCTAGGTTATCTTTGTTCTCATAGGTGCTGGCGCGGTCAATCACCACATCATCGCCCTCCCGACCCACTAGATCAAGGATCAAGTCCTTGGGCTTGGGCGTGGTGGTCACAATAACCCGGGGATGGTTTCCAAGGCGCAGACCCATGATCATCATGTCCCAAGCCTCCCCAGGACCCAGATACTGGAATGCCGCCAACTCATCTGCCCAGCACCAATGGAACTGAGGACCCCGCAGACGCTCATAGGAGTCGCCAGAGATGCCCCGGATAATCGAGCCATTGGACAGTTTGATCTGGTGATCTTGCTTGTTGTAGTCCACCACCAGTTCCTTGGGGATGCAGGCAAGCAGCCCTGACTGCCCCTCAAAACAGGTGAACTTGATGTCATTAGAGGTAGGAGCCAGTACCAAGCCTCTGGTTCCTGGGTTGATCCAACACCACCACCATAAGGCTTCCGCGGCAGACCGAGTCTTACCCGCGCCACGACCTGCGAGCATCATCCAGACCGAATAATCCTGCTCTAGCGGTGGGGGAATCTGGTACTTGTGAGCGCTGGCAACCCACTTGGCATGGGCAATCTGGGCAATGCGATCATGATCCGCCTGAGCATCAAACTCAGCGGCTGTGGCCAAGTCTGAGAGTAACTCAGCCAGCACGCTTGGTCATCTCCATGTTCTTAATGATCTCGAGGAACTTGTTTGCCCCAGTGTCCTCGGTCTTGATGGCCGCCCCGCCCGCCACACCCTCGATGGCAACTCTGTCACCATACTTGGTTGGATGGAACTTGGCCAGCAACTTGAGCCGGGTCTCAATGCGAAGTCTTCGATGACCAAGCATATCCTCAACTGTTGTGGCTGCACCCTCATCGGTCATCACTTGCTTGTGACCCAACTCAATGGTGTCAGCAATCTGCAGGCACTCCTCAGCTATAGCGTCATAGCCAATATCGCGGGCGCGTGCGATGGATGCGGAAAGAGACTCGTCGCGACCCATCCAATCATAAACTGTTCTCCAAGCAGGGAATCCCTTGTTCTCTCTGCATATCTGTCTAAGTGGTATTCCCTCACTTAGTTGTTCGCATATGATCCTTGCTATCTTAGGGTCATAGTTAGATGGTCTGCCAATCTTAGGCTTTGGGGTTTTGGGGGATTTTTGGGGGGCAACTGCTCCCTGAACCTTGGCGGTTCCTGACTTATTGGCAGTCTTCTTAGTTTCAGGCATAACCCCTAATCCCCATGAGAGTTGAACAAAGGTCATGTAGACCTATAGACAAGTCACCTTTGATTCACTTTTGGGGGAATTTTTCCAAGCCCATGGGCTAGTCTGCACATTTTACTACACCTATGCAGAAAAAGAAAGTGCTAGTCTTTCCTAGCAGTCAGAAGTTTGTAGGTGTCCTCATTCACCATGCATAACCGAATCGGTTTAGATTCACTTTCGATTCACTATCGGTTCACTTATTAGATGAAACATATGGTAATCACAATCAGAATAAATGACAATCCCCCTAGCACCTTGTCCCAAAATGGCTCTTGATAATATTCTTTTTGACTAGGCAGCCCTATCATCATTTCATCTATCTCATGCCTGTTCATCCTCAACCTCCTCAATGGTGATCTTGTACTGCTTGCCATTCCGATCCTCAACCATGATGGTCTTCTTGGTAGAAGCAAATGAGCCACTAGGATCATTGTCGGACTTGATCATGCCAATACTTGAGAGCATCTTCTCTCTATCATTGACCTTGAGATGCCCTTGGATGATGTGAGCAATGTAGTCACAATAGGCAAGTCTGACCTTGGGTAAGGTCTCAAAAAACTGCTTGACAATGGTGTCCATGGTTTCAAAGTGTGTCATTTTTCTTCTCCAATTTGAGGTGTTGCAAAAGTTGTACTAAGACCAAAGCATCATGGCTATTGGCATTCTTGATCTGATTCTCTATCTCATTGAGGGTATAGGCATACCCATCATTGAACCCTTTGATGTAATCTGACATTGTTGCTTCAGACATTGCTACCTCCTAGTGTTTGGTTGAGTTGTTTGAAGTCACCCTTGATTGTGGAATAGTGATAGACCTTTTCCATAAAGTCTTCACCCTTGAGTTGGCAACCATGTTTCCATAGCCCATAAAGGCAATCCATGACCTCATAGTAGCAATCTTGAGTCACCCTACCCATTGGTCTACCCTTGTCATCCAAGATGCTTGTATGGGTCACAAAATGGTTACTAGGACTTTGAATGTAGCCTCCTTGGGATATGACTCTGATTGCCTCTTTTAACTTGATTGTGTTCATGTTTAAGCACTCCTTAAATGAATTGATAAGAGTTAAGACCAAACTGCTTGTTCAAGTAGGCAACTGCTACTTCCATGTCATGTGTGTTGATAGTTCTATAGATATTCTTATTGTCAGCAAGGAGTTTGAAGCAAATGCCTTTCTTCTTTGCCTTAGCCAACTTCTTCTCTTCCAAAATCTTGTTGACCAACTCTTCTACAAACAAGCCTACTTCCATGTCATACATCTCATCAGAGATTGAACTTTTCCACTTTGGCAAAGTCTTCACATAGTTGTGTAACAAGGCATAGTTGGGAGTCACATTCCATGTGTGTTGCACACCATCTTTGCCAATGTAGATATTGATTGAGACTTTGGGTGCATCCACATCAAAGCAATGCACATCTACCTCACCCCCATTTGCATCATCCAAGATTTCTGCAAACTTTTTACCATCAAGATACAAGGTTGCTGAATAACCAACACCCTCTCTACCATTGAAAGACTTGATGTTTTTTACTGAGAAGTTCATTTTGATTTCCTAAAAGTTTAGATGTTGATGTAAACCAAAATAATTTGAGCCTCTTGCTCTGCATTCATGCTAGAAGCAAATGCTTTAGCCATTTCATAATCCATTGAATGGGAAGTGTGGGCATTGCCATGTGCATCCCAATACTGAACTTGATATGTGGCTTTTCTCATTTTGGTTTCCTAAGAGTTTTGAAATACCCCCCTTGAGGGGGGAGTTGATTTACTTAGATGTGACCTTGACTGAGAAAACTGCTGAGGTCTTTGTGTATTGAGCAACTTGCTCTGATGTGATGCCAAGATCAGCACACAATGCTTTGTAGTCAACTGAACTTCTATTGGACTCAATGTAGGTTGCCTTGAACAATGAACCCTCTACAACCTTTGCACCCCCTAGAGATGCTTGGTCTTTGATGGAATCCTTGATCATGTCTGCTTGCTTGGTCAGATCAGCAATCTGAGCCAAGAGAGTACCTAGTGTGTCTACTGATACTGCTGAGAAGTTAAGAGGTGCATTCATTTGTTTACTCACTTTTGTTTAAGTTACCCAACTGAATTTGTGTTGGTGATGCTAGTGTAATATCAAATTAAACGATTTACACCCCCCATGTTGTAAAAAAGGCAAAATAAATGCAAAAACTAGGGAAATCACCTAGAAAAAAGCCTCTTTAGGGTGACTTCAAGGGCATCCAACTCCCCCATTTTCTTGATTGACCACATCCTTTTCTGCCCATGCCATCCATTAAATGACCCTTGATGGCAGTCCTTACAGAGGGCAATGCAGGTGTATTGCAGTCCTTGCTCGATGTGATGAGCATCTGAGGGGCCTGGCTCATCACAGATAGAGCAAGGTAGTTCCTTGACTCTGCCTAGATGCTCCCTCTCAGTCTTAGAGAGTTGGTTGTTCATATCTTTGCTCAGGGAATGCTGCATCAACAATTGCACGAATTCTTTCATTAGTTTTTCTAAGTTTCTCTGCTCTCACAAGAAAAGGTGTAATGAACCAAATTGATCTTTTGTTATGACTCAGTTTAGTCAAGATGCGCTGGCGATTCTTTCTGACTTTCATGTGTTTTTCTCCTTATGATTGGCCTTTGACCATACTGGCTATGCTTGCCCCTTTTCTTCTGGACACGTTCTTTTTTTTGATGTCTTTGTCCGTCATATATGGCCACCAACGCTGTGTTTTTGCATCAATAGGCCACTTTGTAAGTTCTTCAACAAATCTATGGATGTCAAACATTGGATATTTTTTTCTGTATAGCCAAAGCCGAATAATTAGCTTATCCAAAATCCAATCTTCAACCCAATCAAATTTGTCTTGATTTCTTACTGACGTAGATTCCTGTTTATTCATGTGTTCTTCCTCATCAAATTAAATTGCGCCCACTCAACTCCATGTCGCCACGCAACAGCATTTGCTTTTACTGCATAGTTGGCAAGAACAAGCGCTTGCTCAATTTCCTCATCCGTCATCCCTACCCAAGGGCGCACATATTCTTGGATGTCATCATCATCAGTCATGCTTGTCCCCTTGCTCGGATGGCTTCAATAAAAGGTTGCCCAATTATTTCACCCGTTTTTCTTATAAATTTTGTTTCTGATGTAACACCCAAATAAGCAGAATGCCATTTACTCATGTCATTTGTAATTTGCTCACAAGTCTTTGCACACGCCTCACGCTCATGCTGTGCTACTAAATTGGCGAAGCGTTCAAGACCATCTTCATCAAACTTCAGACCATGGATGGTGTGTTCTATTGCCATTTGAATAATCTCTTCTTTGTTCATACTGTCTCCATAATAGGTCTTGCTGTTCTGTGCTTAATTGCGTCATAGACAACTTTGATGGCTTGCTCTAGTTCACTGATGGTGCAAGCATCAAGTTGTGCATCATGTATTTCTATGCCCATGTTGATAGCCTGCAACTCTGGGCCTGTGAAGAGAAACCTCCCCTTGTCCAGGCCCCTTCTTGCCATGTAAAAAATTGCATCTTGGGCGGCTTTGATCTCAGACTCATAGTCTTTGCCAAGTTCAGGGTTGATGATGTACAAAGCCTCTGCCATGTTCATGGCGGCAATCAAAACATCTACTTGATCCTTGTCCCCGTTGCCTTGCGTGAAATCAAGTAGAGCCTGATGATGCTTAATCTTCAAGCCAACTGACTCCTTATGCTCCCTCATAGGCTTAAAGCCACTGATGACCCAAGCCACAGGGTCAGGGAAGACTTGGCGAGGCTTGTACTTACTACGCTTTCTCATTGCTTGCCCTCCACATTCTTTTCATAGTCAGCAATCCTCTGACCGATCCACTTCATCACAGGAACCGCCATAGAGTTGCCCAATGCCTTGTACCTTGGGCCGTCAGGACAGTTAGTCTTGATGTTCGTGTAACCATCAGGGAAGCCCTGAAGACGTTCACATTCAGTTGGCGTGAGTCTTCGTACAGCCATTGATGCAGTTGGGGCGGGTGCCAAAACAGTCCCTATCGCCTCATTATTGGCTCTAGATTGGAGTGTTTGGCTGATGTTTCCCGCCTGTAAGTTGTAGGTGTCAAAGGCTACACCCATCATGCCCCCTGCATTGCCCCCTACCCTTAGAGTCGGGGATAGACCCTCAGTAGCATCCCGACCATCATCGATGGCACTAAAGGCAACTGGTTGCAAGATGCCAATACCGCCTTGACCCTTAGCAGGGTTGGGCTGAGTGGTGTCCAAGGTCTTGGATAGGTCAACCTCACGGCAACCGCTATCAGGGTTGCTTGACTTCATGGAGTTGCTTTCCATGCTATCAAATGAAAACACCTTGGGCTGAACAACCCCGACACCCCCCTGATGCATAGCGGGATTGCTGCCTGATGCATCCAAGGTCTTAGTGGTTTCGGCTTGGGTGACATGGATGTCATCCTTCAAATCCCCCTTACCCGGTGCAAAATTGTACGCAAGGGCTACGGCATGACCATGGGACTTGGTGAGGGTAGGTGATGGCTCACCCTCATTAAACAGCCCAAGGGGCCAATCCTCGCGTCCATTGACCCTTCCCAAGGCGTTCTGAGTGCTGATGGGGTAGCAGTCCACCTGAGCCACAAAAGTCTGAGCATGGTGAGACTGTGCGCTTGGTTGCAAAGCCTTAAGTGCGGTAGCCACCTCCAATTCAGTTGCACTGAAGTTGTTGGCTTGGGCATCCTCACGGATAGAGAAGGCGGCAGTCGCAAAGGGAACATTACCCCCTCCTGTACCCCACCTTGATGTCACAGTTGAGCAGACATCACCCATCTCCTCAATTCGGCTATCCGCTGGGTGATTCTCATACACCACAGGGATCATCTTGGCTGACTCCCTATTGATGCCATCGGTTCCTGGGTCTTTGTAGTCCCTTGCCTGTAAGGGTCCTGTGATCTCTATTCCTCCGGCAAATCGTTGAGCAAGGAAAGTCTCGCTTCCTCCTCCAAGGACTCCTCCACTTGCTTTGAGGGTTCCTCCGACGTCTGCCGCGCGGTATTGAGCAAGGCTGCTTTCAAAGAAGGCGGCAGTTCTTTCTCTCGCTTTTCGGCTCGGCGCAGGATTCCTCTGCAGGCTGTCGCGCTCAAAAAGTACCGCCGCGGCAGGTCGCCAGTCTCCAAGGTGTCCAATAACGAACACGCGACGCCTTCTTTGGGCCACTCCGAAGTATTGAGCGTCAAGAATTCTGTATGCGAACCCATACCCGAGTTCCCCCAACCCTCCAAGGAAGGTGCCAAAATCTTGTCCGTCGTTAGACGACAGGACTCCGGGGACGTTCTCCCAAACCAACCACTTGGGGCGAAATCGGTCAGCAATTGCAAGATAGGTGAGCATGAGGTTCCCACGCGGGTCATCCAATCCTTTTCTAAGTCCGGCGACACTGAACGACTGGCAAGGTGTTCCTCCGACGAAAACATCGACATTTGTTCCAAGATTCCACTCCTTAAATTTAGTCATGTCACCCAAATTAGGGACATGGGGGTAATGATGTTTCAACACTTCTGATGGAAACTTCTCAATCTCTGAGAAACCAACAGGATTCCAACCAAGATCATGCCAAGCACAAGATGCTGCCTCTATGCCTGAACACACGGATAAATAATTCATGTTTTCATACCTCGCACGTATGCCGCAAAGGATGCTGCTGTGTCGCCAGAGGACTTCATTTTGTCAAATGCCATGGCTATTTCTTCAAGTACCGTATTGCGAGCAATGTTTTCTTCAACACTAAGTTGACATTGGACAATCTGTCGCTTGCGCCAACCAAGGGACTGCTCTAAATCCGCAAATGCCTCATCTTCTTCTGTTCTCATAGTGTTGCCTTTCCTTCTGCTCTATTGTTTGCTTGTTCTGTTCGCCATATCTCAACCCGGGCTTGGGCACCAATCAAATCCCAGCGGAGTTTCTCTTCAGCCTCTATCGCCACTTTAAGACCATTGAGTAGCTGCAAATACTCCTCATGGGCATAAGCCTCTCTCTCCTGTGCGCCAAGGGAGTTCTCCATCGATCGCTTCATAAGAATTGATTTGAGGGACTTGCGGAATTCCTCAAGGTAAATGCGCTCTGACTTCGCGCGGGCAAAGTTCTTGCCATTGAGCAAGATGTAATCAACCGCCTTGTGTGGGTCTCTGTCTTCACTCATCATCTGCTCCTCTGAAACTATTGGTTGCCCAATAAAACCAAAACAAAATAAATACTAAACCCCAACTAATAAATCCTGATAGGGCAAAGAAAATAAATAGGACATTAAAAATGGTGTCCATCAATCTCTCCTTAAAGTAAACCAATTAAAGTTGGTGGCCATGACATCGTCATAGTTAAACTTGCGCCCAAAGCATCGTTCAAATGTAGTCATCTTGTCACCCCATCCAAAGAATCTGTCGTCATACACAAAAGCCCTGATTGGTACTGTTAAACCACCATAAACAAAGGCTCTTCCTCTTTCTGTCACACGCCACAGACCACTAGTCTTTGTGACCAAGCCTGTGACTTTTTTATCCTTGGGCCTGGCTTTGGGTGCAGGCTCTACAAAACCCCAAAACTTCATAGTTGTGAAGTTCTTGGCACGAACCGACCATCTCGGTGCTTTACTTCCCATGTCAATGTAACCAGCATGGTCTGTTGATGCCATTGTCATCCACTTAAGAGTTGCCGCCATGGTCTCATTGAGGTTGTAGTTATTGATCTTCCCCCACTTTTCACAACATGGGCAATGACCACCATCACCCTCAATGGTTTTAGTCCAGTTGCGTTTTAACTCTGCAAGAAAATCTCTTTCACCATCAAAAAAATCTAACTGCTCAGTTGTTGACATACTTTTCCCTCGCTTTCATCATCTCATCCGCAAAATCATATGCAGTCAATGCTGCTGATTCACAGTCTTCACCGGGGTATGCCTTGATCACAGCGTGCAATGCAAGCATCGCAAAAATATCAATCAATTTAGGTTCTTCCATCACTCTGCTCCTTCTACAGTTACTTTCACCATCCCACCAACCTCTTCTGCCCAAAAGATTCGCAGGTCTACGATTAAGCAATCATCCTCCATGACACCCGCATGGGTCATTCCATCAAGGACTGCTTTGAATAAGTTATCAAGATCACGCCTTCTGCGATCAGGTCGGTATGCCTTAATAGTTACTTTCAGGGCAAAGTCATAATGCTTTGCACCTCTCTGTATGAGTACCTGATCCGCTACTGCCTTACGATACTCACGACCCTTGGCACTCAGTATGGTGCGACCATTGAAGTTGCGCCAATAGGTGTTGACCGTTGGTGGCCAAGGTAGTGTTAGTTCAATCATTTAATTCCTTGTTTCTTCGTTTCTGATTTCTCTCTTCCAACTCTAAAAGTTGCCTCTTATCTCCAGTCCCCGTAGTCGCCTCGATTACCCTTTGCCCATTGTTCTCGAACATCTGCTTCAAGATGCGACTTGGGATGTAATTCATTCCAACCCTTTTTGTACTGCCCCAAGTGGTTACTGTGACCATTGAGCCATTTGTGTGCAAAGTCACGATCTTGTAGTCTTTTTTGCAAGACCCATCTAACGAGACAGCGATGCCTATGCTCATCTGCTTTAACGCCTTCTTGGTGCATGAATAAGTCACTCAAAAATCCCCCTTGTCATCAAAAGCCATAGGCACACCCTCAGAGCCATCTACAAACTGTTGACTGTCTTTGTGATACCAAAGGTTGTACCATTCCTCTGCCTCACCATTCCTTTGCTTGTGGCACATTAGCATGGCATCAGGAGCAAACTTGTCAGCAACTCCTTTGAGGTGCATATCATGTTCTTTCTTCTTGTTTCTCCACACCATCAACACATTGTCAACTTGATCGGCTATGGCTCCTGACCCCTTGACATCATTCTTGTTGGGCATGATCTCCTCACTAGCCAACTTACGAATGTGGTGAATCAAATGAATGTGAATGTTGTGATCACGAGCCAATGCAGTCAACTCATCCACGAAATATTTCTGTGCGTTGTAATCATCTTCACCGGGTACACACTTCATCAATGAGTCAACAAAGAAATGCTGCACACCCAACTCCATGGCGCAGTACCTTGCAACTGCAATGACTTGCTGAGAAGTCACGGTTCCTTGTTGGTCATAAAGCCATAACTTGTCAGCCACGAATGTGCCAAGCCGAACAAGCAAATCATCTATGTATTTGTTCTTGCCCGTAAATCTTGGGGCATCAATGTTCTCACCAGCGAACTGCCTAAGCATCCGATACAAAGTCCTCTTAGGCTTCATCTCAAATGAGGCAATACAAATCCTTTGATTTTGTTTCATCAAACCCATGGCAATCTGCCCTGTGATAAGGGACTTGCCACCACCATTTGAGCCTGCATAAAGGGTAACCTCACCTTGTCTAAACTGAAAGGTTGAATGAGTCTTAGACCATGGCATGACTGTGAACTTCTCATGCACAGGATTGAGAATCTCTGCTTGCAGCTCTTCAATGTAAACCTGTGCCTCTTTAATCTTCTGAGTCAAATCGGTTGATTTGAGGTACTTGTCAAAATCAATTTCATCTGGTCTAAGAATTCGGGCTTTCCTCATCTCATCCAACTCTTTAGCCCTCTGAACAACATTAGATGTTTGCATAGTGCATAACCTCCTCAATTCTTTGTTGGGCAACCAAAAGTCTTTCCCTATCTTCATCTTGAATTTTCTTGCCATGACTCATGTCATAGGCGCAAATGGACACAACCAAGCATTCAAACGACAAAATGCGAATCAAGTCACTTGCATAAAATGCGGGCTTCATAGGCTTGGTTGAATGGGTTTCACCACTCCACTCCCTCCTTGGGGGGAATAGGTCATTCATGTCCATACCCAAGGCTTGGATGACATTGATGGTTTCACATCCCCCAAAACAATGGAGCAAGACCCGACCATCCTCACCCTCTCTGATTGCAAGGGATGGAGATTTGTCATTGTGGGCGGGACAACAAGCAGTCCAGGAACCATTCCTACCTTTGACTTTCTCAAGCCTAGAGAGCATCCTCTCAACAGGGGTCATATGCCTCTCCTTGCCATAGGGGTCTGAATCTCATCTTCCCATCTTTTTTGGTTGATGTAAGTCAAGGGGGCGGGTTCAAACCCTGATGTCCATTGCTCAGAAGTCTTGAGGGCAGACACATGATCAAAGATTTGGTCAGCATACTGATCCAACTTGTGCTTGACCCACTTGGTCTCGCAAGTAGACTTGGCTACCTTTCTCTTTGATGTTGGCCACAGTTGCCAAAACTCTTCAAATTTCGACGCTATATTGTTATTCTTCTTCTGTATCTGTATCTTCTTAGGGTTCGTATTCGTATCCGATTCGGTTATTGGTTCGGTTTCGGTTGGTTTAAACCCTTTGTTTTCAAGGCTCTTGGGTCTGCCCCCTCTTTTTCCAATCTCTCTGTTGGTTGCAACTTGAGATTGATATTTGGCTATTTCAACGTCTGCTCGGCTATTGTGATAACCATTTTCTTGCTTATCAAAAAACTCTACCAAAACCGATTCGGTTTCCTCAGTATCCATGCCAATTTTTCTTGCAACTGCTTTAACATCAAGTGGAATTGGTTTCTCACTCATGTAGTACAGATCAAGAAGTCTACGATAGGCAAGGTCTTCAGCATCAGAGATGTGCTTGGTGTGTGTGATGTAGTCACCTATGTGGAATTTGTACCAAATCACTTGAGTTCTCCAAAGATGTCGGGTCTCAAGGTTGCCCTCTTGACCAAGCCATTGGTGTATCTCTCAATTGCCCCACTCAACTCAGGGCTAGGCACTTGCCGCCCATTTATGATGAGACTGATCCATGTCTTGCTCACCCTCAGTTTCTTAGCCATGGCAACCTTTGCCCCCCTTGGCTTTGCATCAAAAAATTCACTTAGTGTCATCAAATTCCCCCTTGTTATTCATCTTCATCTTCATCAGGATATTCATCCTTGTTAGCCCTATCCTCATCAGTTTCAATGGCCGTATGAAGTGCCTCATACTCGCTTTGGGCTTTGCGTTTTTGCTCATCTGCTGCTAGTTGTTCAGGGGTAATTTCCTTAAACTTCCGCAGCAGGTCTGCCTCTAAATCATCCATAAAACTGCCTATGTTTTTCATAGAACCTCCTTGTTGGTTTAACCTCATCATACACCAAAAAAAGGTTTGTGCAAGGGGGTTGTATCTTCAACTTAAATTTGATACATTACAAAGGTGTTTAACTCAAAGGTGAATTTATGGAACCAAAAGTGAAAATCGGCTGCTATTACCAGCGGCCATTAAGAGTTGAGAATGATCCCGACATGATTCTCATGCAAAGAGCATTGTTAGGTGATAGAGAAAAACCTACTCAATGGTGGGTCTACCTCATCCTAATAATTGCTTGGGCATTTGGCATTTTTCTCATGTGGGTGAAATGATGGATGAATACAACCAAGCAATGCTTGAAAAGCAACAAATGCTTGAAGAGGCTCTCATAAGGGCTGAATCAGGCATAGCAACCGCAGAGGATTGGAACATCATCAGATATGAATGTGGTGTACCAAGCCGACCAAAAGTGACTTTAGAAACAATATCCATAACTAGGAGTGAATGATGGCTTTAATAGCAAAAGAAAGTGGCGGTTCTGCCAATACATTTTTTAATGTTCCATCAGGGATGCATCTTGCAAGGTGCTACCGGGTGGTTGACCTTGGAACACAAAGAACTGAGTATCTTGGACAGACCAAACATCTGCCCAAAGTGATGTTTCAGTTTGAAGTGTTTGGTGAGGATGAGAATGGCAAGCCATTGACTACCCCAAAGGGTGAGCCTTTAAGTGTGACCAAGAACTTCACCTTATCCCTATCTGAAAAAGCAACCCTTAGAAAGGACTTGCAGACTTGGAGGGGCAGAGAGTTTACATCTGATGAACTCAGAGGCTTTGAACTCAAGAATGTCCTTGGGGCCTGGGCTATGCTTTCAATTGTCAAGGCAGTTGGCAACAATGGCAAAGACTATTCCAACATCCAAGCCATCCTATCAGTACCCCCTCAAATCAAAAAAGCGGGTCTGCCTGAAGGTCATAATCCTTTGGTGATCTTTTCAATTGATGAGCCTGACATGGCAGTCTTTGACACTTTTAGAGATGGACTTAAAGAAAAGATTATGGGGTCTCCTGAATGGCAAGATAGGCATAGCAAGTCCTCATCAAAACCTACTAGTGGGTTTGATGACATGGACAGTGACATTCCCTTTTAAGGATCAATATGACACTAACAACACCTACAATTAGGGCTAGTGAGTCCAACCATTGGTATACCAAAGATGGTGTCCCACAGTACACCGTCCCCTCTAAAAAGGATGGCACTCCAAGAGCCACAACCTTAAGAGATGCTCGGACAATGGACTTAGTTCCATCTGTAACTACTGTCCTTAACATGGCGGCAAAGCCTGCACTTATTGCATGGCTTCAACAACAAGTATTGTT